CTGCAGGTCAACGGGTCCCCAGCAAAGTGGCAAATATAACAGCAGCGCGTGCCGTCCCAGATACACGTTACAGGCGCTGCCTTCTAGAACGCGCTAACACAATCTCGAATCCCATCATCGGAGCCTCTCTAGCGAACGCGCCCCATCGCGTCGGAGGAGTTCCTGGAAATACATCCAAAGATGGAGAACAAACAGAAAACCGCGACGACGGTCAAGGTGTCCCCGGGCCCCCTGGGGTACGTATACGCTAGGCGCTTACCACCTGAAGGTCTCACGGAGCTGGCGCTTTTGTCTGCGCGGAGCGCCGACTCGGATACCGCCGTATTGCCGCTGATCGCTGGGCTGACCGTGGAGAGCGGATTCGACGTCAACGTCGCCGTGGTGGTCGGCTCTAGAACCACGGGCGTTGGGGGTACCGGCGTGTCTCTAAAGCTCATGCCCTCCCATTACGCTCCATCAGCCTATGTGTTCCATGGCGGTCGGCACCTGGCGCCTAGTTCTGCGGCTCCGAACCTAAGCCTGCTTTGCGATAGGGCCCGGGTTCAGTTTGGGTTTTCCTCGTTCAAGCCGAAACCCTGCGAGGCGGAGGGGGAAACGACCGGGGAGGCGCTGTGTGAGCACCTGGGTCTCAACCCGAATGAGTCGCTGCTGTACATGGTGATCGCCGAGGGCTTTAAGGAGGCCGTGTACATCAGCAACACGATCCTGCACATGGGCGGTGTGGGAACAGTAACGATCGCAGGAGAAGAGGTGCGCCGCATCCCTATCTATCCGCTCCAGATGTTCATGCCTGACTACTGCCGCGCCGTCGCCGACCCCTTCAACGACAGACACCGCGCAATTGGCGAGTACTTCGCGTACCCGCTGCCGTTCTTCAATGCGAAGCTGGCTAGTCTGCTATTCGGAGCTGCGGTTGGCCCCGCCGCGGTGGCCCTGAGAGCACGAAACGTGGATGCCGTCGCGCGCGCCGCGGCACACCTGGCTTTCGATGAGAACCACGAGGGCGCCGCCCTGCCCGCCGACATCACCTTCACGGCCTTCGACCCCACCGGCTCGAAAGCCGGACACCGCAACCCGCGCGAGTGTGGTGGCGGCTTCGAGCAGCGCCTGGCATCTGTGATGGCGGGGGACGCTGCGCTCGCCTTGGAGTCGATCATGTCCATGGCAGTGTTTGAAGAACCCCCGACGGACATAGGCACCTGGCCCATGCTCACATGTCAGGAGTCCACAGCGGCCCGCGCTGCGTCGATAGGCGCGTACCTCGGCCGCGCCGCGGGGTTAGTCGGGGCCATGGTTTTCAGCAGCAACTCCGCTCTGCATTTGACCGAGGTGGACGACGCCGGTCCCGCGGACCCGAAGGACCCGACGAAGCCCTCATTTTACCGTTTTTTTTTGGTACCCGGCACGTACGTCGCGGCCAACCCGCAGCTGGACAGAGACGGGAGGGTGGTCGCGGGTCATGAGGGCAGGCCGATTGTACCGATTGTAGGTGGTAACCACGAGTTTACGTGCGAACACTTGGCCACGTTATGCGGATTCTCACCGGAGTTGTTGGCAAAGATGCTATACTACCTGGAGCGGTGCGACGGCGGGGTCATCCTCGGGCGGCCGGAGATGGACACATTCAAGTACGTATCCGACTCAGCCCACACCGACGTTCCCTGCTGCCTGTGTTCTTTGGATAACCGCCACTCGTGCGCGCACACCACCCTGCTAAGGCTGCGGGCCCGACACCCAAAGTTTACGAGCACCACCCGCGGCGCCATTGGCATATTTGGGGTCATGAACAGCGCGTACAGCGACTGCGACGTGCTGGGAAACTACGCCTCATTCTCCGCGATAAAGCGCATGGACGTGCAGGAGACGGCGCGTGCGATAATGCAGGAAACGTATCGCTCGGCGGTGGAGCGCGTGATGGCCGAGCTGGAGAACCTAAACTACATAGACGCGGCTGTGCCCACCTCTCCGGCGAAGCTTGAATCCATCATAACCGGACGCGAGGCGCTTCAAACGGTGGTGTCTAACGTCAAGCAGGTTGTAGATGGTGAGGTGGCGCAGTTGATGCGCGCCCTCGTGGAGGGGAGGGGGTTTCGCTTTCGCGAGGCGCTAGGTGAGGCGAATCACGCCATGTCACTGACCCTGGACCCCCACGCCTCGGTCCCATGTCCGCTGCTGCAGATGCTCGGTCGAAGGTCCAATCTGGCGGTGTACCAAGACCTCGCCCTCAGCCAGTGCCATGGGGTATTCGAGGGCCAGGCCGTGGAGGGCCGCAACTTTCGCAGCCAGTTTCAGCCCGTGTTGCGCCGGCGGGTCCTCGACATGTTCAACAACGGGTTTTTGTCGGCGCGGACGCTGACCGTGGCGCTAACTGACGGCGCCTGCATATCGGCCCCGGGCTTGGTGTCCGGACAGCACGCGGCGGCGGAGTCTGGCTTTGAGGGCGACGTGGCCCGCGTCAATCTGGGGTTCCCCAAGGAGATCCGCGTAAAGAGCCGCGTGCTGTTCGCCGGTGCTGGACCGGCCGCCTCGGAGGCAGCCAGGGCCCGTATCGCGGGCCTCCAGTCCGCGTACCAGAAGTCCGACAAGCGCGTGGACATTCTCCTCGGCCCGCTGGGTTTCATGTTGAAGCAGTTTCACGCCACGCTCTTTCCTAACGGTAAGCCGCCCGGTTCAGACAACCCCAATCCGCAGTGGTTCTGGACCGCCCTGCAGCGCAACCAACTGCCCGCGCGGCTCCTCTCCCGAGAGGACATAAGCCTGATCGCGTTCGTGAAGCGCTTCTCCGTGGAGTACGGCGCAGGCAACTTTGTCAACCTCCCTCCGAACAACATCAGCGAGCTGGCCATGTATTACATGGCCAACCAGATCCTGAAGTACTGCGACCACTCGACATACTTCATAAACACGCTCACGGCACTCATCGCGGGATCCCGCCGCCCGCCGAACGCCCAGGCCGCCGCCGCTTGGGCACCCCGCGGTGGCACAGAGCTGGAAGCTCAGGCCCGGTCGGTAGTGGCTAACCCCGGCGACCACCCTGGCGCGTGGACCACAATGTTTGCCAGCTGCAACCTCCTCCGGCCCGTGATGGCAACCAGACCCATGGTGGTTTTGGGGCTTAGTATCAGCAAGTACTACGGCATGGCCGGAAACGACCGCGTCTTCCAAGCGGGCAACCTGGCGAACCTGCTCGGTGGGAAAAACGCGTGTCCGCTGCTGATTTTTGACCGCACCCGCAAGTTCGTAATCGCCTGCCCGAGGGCCGGCTTTGTATGTGCAGCCGTGAGTGCTGGCTCTGGCGCGCACGAGAGCTCGCTGTGCGAGCAGCTGCGCGCAATAATAGCCGAGGGTGGGGCGACCGTGGCCAGCGACGTATTCGCGGCAGCCGCCAAGAGCCTGGGCGCCCGCGTGCAGCAGCTGCAAATCGAAGACTGGCTGGCGCTACTGGAGGACGAGTACCTGAGCGAGGAGATGATGGAGCTTGCCGGACGCGCGCTAGAGCGCGGCGGTGGTGAGTGGTCTCTCGACGCGGCCCTGGACGTGGCCCGGGAAGCAGAGGCCATGGTGACGCGACATGTAGACGCCGAGGAAACGTTCGACTTCGGGGCTTTTGCGGAGGACGGCCCTGCCGACGCGGGGTTAGCAGTGCACCTCCAGTCACGCAGACGCCCCCTCGCGTGTAGCGACCTCTTTGGAGACGCCCCCGCGGAAAAGCGGAACGACCTGACGCTTGACATGTTGTGAATCACTCCCAGCGTGCGTGTCCTTATAATAAAAGTTTCTGAGCCCAGATCGTGTGTAGTCTTTTGTGTTTTTTTGCGCGGTGGACATGGCAGACGCCTTTGACCCATCCGACACGAGGCCGGACGAGCTGGCGGCAGTGGCGCGGCAAAAGCTCCTCGTCGTGCTCGGTCAGCTGCAGACGTACATATTTCAAGTAGAGCTGCTGAAGCGGTGCGACCCACAAGTGGCCCGCCACCAGATCGGCAAGCTGAAGCTAAACGCGTTGCAGGTGAGGGCGGTGTCTCGACACTTCATGGAGGGCATGTCCTCTCAGGCAGCCACGCTAATCACCCCGCTCACGCTCGCGCTGGAGCTGTCTCTAGAGTACGCGCGTCGCGAGGGGGAGAAGCTGCTCGAGGCCCTGAACGATTTAGGAGAGCGCAGCAGTCCCGTCGCGTACTTCGAGGGCACGATGGGCCTCGCTCGGGGCTGTCCGCATCACCAGGCGGTGAAACTCGCCACGTACGGCGGTGAGATTGATAAGGAGCTCTGCTTCCTGCATGACGTCGAGAACTTCCTGAAGCAGATGAACTACTGCCACCTGATTACGCCTGCCTCGGCCGCGGCCGAGGCGCTGGTCAGCGTTAAGGCGTTTCTGGCGCGGACCGTTGGGTCTGAACTAATAGTTCCGCCCGAGATAAGCGACCCCTCCCACCCTTGCCACGTATGCTTCGAGGAGTTGTGTGTAACTGCCAATCAGGGCGCGACCGCATCACGGCGTTTGGCGGGCAAGATATGCGACCATGTGACTCAGCAAGCGCGAGTGCGGCTAGACGCGGATGAGATGCGGAGGAACCTCCCCCACGTAGTGGGGCTGTCGGAGGCGCGGCGCGCGAGGGCGCTCCACGCCCTCGAAGTCTCCTCGAAGATGACGGAAGCAAACTCGGGCGGCCCCGCGGAGGCGCCCGGGCCCGCCGCCGCGCAGGAGCGGGAAGCGTCCGCGCTGCTAGACGCGCATCACGTGTTTAAGTCTGCACCGCCGGGCCTGTACGCCGTCAGCGAGCTGCGGTTCTGGCTGTCCTCCGGAGACCGCACGTCAGGATCCACTGTAGACGCGTTTGCGGACAATTTGAGCGCGCTGGCGGAGCGCGAACGGCGGTATGAGACTGGCGCCGTGGCTGTGGAGCTCGCGGCGTTTGGCCGCCGCGGTGAACACTTTGACCGCACCTTTGGGGATCGCGTCGCATCTTTGGACATGGTGGACGCTCTGTTCGTGGGGGGGCAATCCGCGGCCCCGGACGACCAGATAGAGGCGCTGGTACGCGCATGCTACAATCACCACCTTTCGGCGCCGGTGCTGCGCCAGCTGGCGGGGTCTGAACACGGCGACGCGGAGGCGCTGCGGAGCGCGCTGGAGGGCCTACACGCGGCCGAGGATCCGCCCGGTGACGGCAACGCGGAGAAAGAGGCCCGACGGGCCCCTTCCCTAGGTGGTGGCCCCGAGGACGACTGGGCGGCGCTGGCGGCGCGCGCCGCCGCAGACGTCGGCGCGCGCCGCCGCCTCTATGCCGACCGACTCACCAAGAGGTCGCTGGCCAGCCTCGGGCGGTGCGTCCGCGAGCAGCGCGGGGAGTTGGAGAAGATGCTGCGGGTCAGCACGTACGGCGAAGTGCTTCCCACCGTATTCGCGGCTGTGTGCAACGGGTTTGCGGCGCGCACCCGCTTTTGCGAGCTCACGGCCCGTGCGGGCACCGTCATAGACAACCGAGGCAACCCGGACACGTTCGACACGCATCGCTTCATGCGGGCGTCGCTGATGCGCCACAGGGTGGATCCGGCGCTGCTCCCCGGTATAACGCACCAGTTTTTTGAGCTGGTAAACGGGCCGCTATTCGACCACGCCACACACGGGTTCGCACAACCGCCTAACACGGCCCTGTATTTTAGCGTGGAAAACGTGGGTTTGCTCCCGCACCTGAAGGAAGAGCTCGCTCGGTTCATGATGGGTAAGGCGGACTCTGATTGGGCGATCAGCGAGTTTCAGAAGTTCTACCACTTTGACGGCACTTCCGGCATAACCCCCACCCAGCGCATAGCCTAGGGATATATTCGGGAGCTCATCGTTGCCACCACACTCTTCTCGTCGGTGTTCCAGTGCGGCTACGTGGAGCTGCGCCGGCCAGACTACAGCCGGCCCTCTTCCGGAGGGGAGTGTCACTACCCTACGGGCATATACCTAACGTACATCTCCGAGTGTCCGCTAGTTGCGGTGGTGGAGTGTGGTTCCGGCGGGCTCGTCTCTGACAGCTCCGTGGTGATATACGACAGGGACGTCTTTTCCCTACTGTACGCGGTGCTACAGCAGTTGGCTCCCAGATCCCTCGAGACGGGCGAGCGGCGGGTCTCAGAGTAGATCACGCCATGGCGATTTCGAGGAGGTCCCTCCACGCGATCATACTGACGGTGCTGCTGCTGGCAGCGACCGCAGCGCCATCTCAATCCGGATCGAGATCAAGGTCGCGTCGGAAATCGGAACGCCAGTCAACAAACCGGGGGCGCGATAACAACTCTATCCGAGGCGGTGTGGCGCAAACGCCAGAGTCGAGCCCGCTGCCGGCGTTAGATTTGACCCCACAACCCCCTATGGAGAAGGAAGAGCCCGATACGCTCGCACCACGAGCTTCACGTGACGCTCCGGGGACGCCAAAAGTGCCCGCGATGCCCGGTGTGACCCCGGAGCCATCAGGAAACGCCTCGGAGCCCGCCGACCCGGCGGAGCTCCGGGCGGACTTGCGGGGTCTAAAAGGCTCCAGCGACGATCCTAATTTCTACGTGTGCCCCCCTCCCACCGGTGCGACCGTGGTGCGGCTCGAGGAGCCGCGCCCGTGCCCGGAGTTGCCCAAGGGGCTCAACTTCACCGAGGGCATCGCCGTAACTTTCAAGGAGAACCTCGCGCCGTACAAGTTTAAGGCCACTATGTACTACAAGGCCGTGACTGTCGCTAGCGTGTGGTCCGGGTACTCGTATAACCAGTTTATGAATATCTTTGAGGACCGTGCCCCTATACCGTTCGAGGAAATCGTCGACCGGATACACGGCCGGGGTATGTGTTTGTCCACGGCAAAGTACGTCAGGAACAACCTTGAGACCACCGCATTCCATAATGATGCCGACGAACATGAGATGAAGCTGGTGCCCGCCGAGTCCGCCCCTGGGTTGCATCGCGGATGGCACACCACGCGGCTAAAAAACAACCCCACCGGCTCTGCGTGGATCCATCGCCACGGTACGACCGTGGACTGTATCGTAGATGAGGTTGAGGCAAAGTCTTCGTACCCATACAACGAATTCGTGCTCGCCACGGGCGACTTCGTGTACGCGTCCCCGTTTTTTGGGTACCGCGACGGCTCGCACTCAGAGCACAACGCATACGCGGCAGATCGATTTAAGCAGGTGGACGGATTTTTCCCGCGCGACTTTGGAACCGGCCGGCGGCACGGGTCGCCCGTAACCTACAACTTGCTAACTACGCCCATGTTTACCGTGGGCTGGAACTGGGCGCCGAAGCGGCCCTCTGTCTGCACCATGACCAAATGGCGGGAGGTACCCGAGATGCTCAGGGCGGAGTACGGCAGCTCGTTCCGCTTCACCTCCAACGCGCTGTCGGCGACGTTCACCACAAACCTCACCCAATACTCGCTGAGCCGCGTGGACCTGGGGGATTGCGTGGGCAAGGAGGCGCGCGAGGCCATAGACCGCATATACCTGGAGAAATACAACAACACCCACCTGCGTGTGGGCTCCGTGCAGTACTACCTGGCAACGGGGGGTTTTTTGATCGCCTACCAGCCCCTCTTGAGCAACAACCTAGCCGACCTTTACGTGAAGGAGCTCATGCGCGAGCAGGCCCTCAAACCAGAGGAGCGTAAGCTCAACGCCACGACCGACGGCAAGGTGATAACCACAACCTCCTCGGTGGAGTTCGCCCGCCTGCAGTTTACGTACAACCACATACAGAAGCACGTTAACGAGATGTTCGGCCGCATGGCCGTGTCGTGGTGCGAGCTACAGAACCAGGAGCTAACGCTGTGGAACGAGGCCAAGAAGATCAACCCCAGCGCCATCGCGTCCGTCACGCTCCACCGCCGCGTTAGCGCGTGCATGCTCGGTGACGTCTTGGCCATCTCCACGTGCGTGGCGGTCCCCGCCGAGAACGTAATCATGCAGAACTCGATGCGCATACCCTCTAAGCCCGGGACGTGCTACAGCAGGCCCCTGCTAAGCTTCAAGCACGTTGACGGCGAGGAGCTCATGGAGGGCCAGCTGGGCGAGAACAACGAGATACGGCTCGATCGCGACGCGGTGGAGCCGTGCTCCGTGGGCCATAAGCGGTACTTTTTGTTTGGTGCCGGATACGTGTACTTTGAGGAATATACGTACTCGCACCAGCTCAGCCGCTCGGACATTACCGCAGTCAGCACGTTCATCGACCTAAACATCACCATGCTGGAGGACCATGAGTTTGTTCCGCTGGAGGTCTACACTCGCCAGGAGATCAAGGACAGCGGCCTCCTGGACTACGCCGAGGTCCAGCGGCGCAACCAGCTGCACGCCCTGCGCTTCGCGGACATCGACACGGTCATTAAGGCCGACCCCAACGCGGCGATATTCGCGGGTCTGCACGGCTTCTTTGAGGGATTGGGCGATGTCGGTCGGGCGGTGGGGCGCGTGGTGCTGGGCGTTGTCGGCGGAGTCGTGGCCACAGTTTCCGGTGTGTCCTCCTTTCTGTCCAACCCGTTTGGGGCGCTCGCGATAGGCCTGCTGGTGCTGGGCGGTTTGGTGGCGGCGTTTTTCGCCTTCCGCTACGTCATGCGCCTCCAGCGCAACCCGATGAAGGCCCTGTACCCCCTGACCACAAAAGACCTCAAACATCCTTCCGAGGGCGGAGGTGGTGAGGAAGCCATGGAAGATTTCGACGAACAAAAGCTGGACGAAGCGCGTAGTATGATAAAGTACATGGCGCTGGTTTCTGCTATGGAGAGGACTAAACATAAGGCTGGCAGGCGGGGCGGCACCAGCGCGATACTCAACGCGAGGCTGACCGACATGGTAATGCGCAAGCGCGGCGCCAAACCAAAGTACGAGGCCCTGCCGGAAACAGACGAAGACATATAGCCCCCAATAAAACGTTATTAAGTTTAAACTTGCATTCGTGGCTGTGTGTTTTGTGTCACCCGAGTTGCGTTCTTTGAACGGTCATAGAGTTCCCCGAATCCCTACAGTCAACCCCCATATTTTGACGCTATCTGCCAACTCTCCCTAGCCACTACACAAAAACACGAGGTGGGTTGATATACACAAAAGTTTTATTTTGGGGTCACATCGCGAGTTATCTACCACCCATCATATGCGCAACGAACAGATCCGCCGCTCGCCTCGCGTCCACGTCAACCTTAGCCACACCACTCGCATCGACCTGGGGAGGGGGCTCGGCCGCGACAGGCTGTGGTGTAGCGCTGGTGGTCTGGATGGGAATCTGCGGCTGGTGGCCCTGGGTGGTCTGCGCGACCGACTGGCTCGAGGGGGGCAGAGGCTGAGGCGCAGGTGCCGTGGTGGGAACGGCACACACCGCAACCTGAGACCGCATGTGCGCCAGCTCCTGCTGCAG